TAGAAATTTTTTAGTTCGTCTTTTACCTTGAACTGGTATCAGTGTTTGAATATGTGGTTTTACTTCCCATAAATGAACTGTTATTTCACCGTGTTTATTTTTAACTTTTAGTATAAAATCAACAAAATATCTATGTTGTCTACCATCAACTGGAGATATATATGGTATTGCTAATTCCTCAGATGCCCAATATATAATATTATCTGTTGCATCCAAATATTTCATTACTCGCAATTCCCATGATGATCTTGCAACAATGTTGCTGGCATCGCCATTATATTTCTCAGGATGTTTAGGAATAAATCTTTTAGGAGTAGGAAATCCCATATAACATAAAACATAAATAGATATATTATTTATTAGTCAGTCTAAAATGTCCCTATTCTCTTTTGGTGATATTAATTTCTATACAGATACTCGAACAGGTAAACCATCAGATTTATTGAATGGCGCCGAATCGAAATATGCTTACAATATTTCAAGATTTCCCTTAGATGTTGGATCAGTGGACAAGGGACATTATTTAGTAATACATATTAATTCACAAAGACAAACTAGATACGTTCAACCCACAATCGATGATGCTGGCGAACGTCCTAGCGTATATGAGAATAGAATAAAAAATGGAACAAAACCTATTGGAGGTTTTGATACTGTTATCAATTCAGCGTTAGATTCTGTTAAAAATTTATCCAAGTCAACTTCCGGTCATAATTCGAAAGTCAATAATTCTATTCAATCTGGTATAGATGGAATCAAATTAGATACCACTAGATACGCTACTGAGTTTATTCGAACTATTCAAAGAACTAAAGAAACGATAGCATTATACATGCCTGATACATTGGCATTTACCTATCAGCAAAATTATTCACAAATGAGTTTAACTGGAGGTTTAGCAAAAGCTGTTACGCTTGGAGCGAGTGCCGTAGATTCGTATAAAAATAGTCCAGCCGGTGCCGTCAATACCTTTGATGCAATGATGAAAAATTTATCACCATTTCTCGCTAGTTTTGTATTGAAAAATAAATCAACATTTACATCATCCATGTTTACCGCTGTTACTGGTGTTGTGCAAAATCCAATGTTGGAAATAATATATTCTTCTCCCGAATTTAGATCATTTAGATTTGATTTTATGTTTTATCCTAGACAGGAGAAAGAAGGTAGAGAAGTTCAGAAAATAATTGAAAAATTGAAATTTCATCAGGCACCAGAAATTCTCAAGGAAAGTAATGGATTCTTTCTGGTACCACCATCAGAGTTTGATATTAAATTTTTTTATAATGGTAAAGAAAATCCAAATATACCCCAAATATCAACTTGTGTATTAGAATCTATAGATGTAGATTATGCTCCTAATGGATTCTCAGCATATGAAGTTCCAGGACAATTATATCCTACTATGGGCGGTACTGGTATGCCCGTTGGAATCAGATTATCTCTCCAATTTAGAGAAACTGAATACTTAACTAAAGCCAATTTTAATTGGGATAAACCAACAGATCAAATAGCACAAGATTTTGCAAACAAAGCATGGCTGAACAAATAATATGGCAAAATACTTTTCTCAGTTTCCTCTAACATATTATACATTATCAGACGATAATTCATTAGATATTGTAACTAATATCACTTCAAGATTTATTATTGAATCAAATATCAAAGACAATATAGTATTATATCAGAAATATTATATTCAGGATAGCGATACTCCTGACATCATTGCTGCCAAATTGTACGATGATCCAGAGAAACATTGGATAGTTTTAATGATAAACGATATAGTCGATGTCGAATCTGAATGGCCATTATCTTATGAAAATTTGATGAAATATGTTGATGAGAAATATATGCCTGTTAATGGGAATGAATACGATGGAATAATATGGGCAAAGGCAAATACTTATGCATACTATAGAAAAGAATCTACTATCTACGATGGCATAACAACTACTAATAAATTCGAGATTGATGCCAATACTTATGCTGATTTAGTTGAAAGTATTAATGATGAGATATTATTGGCAGATAATAATACTATTACATATAATATAACTAAAGAAACTAAATCATATTATGATTACGAAATCGATGCGAATGAAGCCAAAAGAAATATTAAATTACTTCGCCCTGAGTACGCGAAAAACTTAGAGAAACAGTTAAGGGATGTTTTTGAGGAACGCCGTTAGTAATGTCACAATTTAATGGGTTATTGCAGACTACTCAATTTTCAATATCAGAATTATATCTAATTACTGAGTTTGGAACATTTGATATATCAATGATATTTGATGAATTGAATTTATTTGATAATTTGTTGACTCCAGTAACATCGGGTAGCATATTAGTTACCGATGCGACGAATATCAAAGATAAATTGAAGTTGAATGGCAATGAATTTCTCAAAATAATAGTAGATAAGGGTGATGATAATCCATCATTTTTTAAATATGAAAAACTGTTTCGAATCTATAAAATTACAGATGATCGAAACATTAATTTCACTTCTCAATCATTTGTATTACACTTTATATCCAATGATTATCTTGTTTCAGAGCAACAAAAAATATCACAGTTTTACTCAGGAAAATACTCCGATATTGTTGAAAGAATTCTAATAGATCATATAAAAGTTCCTAATAGTTTACCCCAAAAGGGAGCTTCCGGTATACAATCAATAACAGATTCAATAGAATTAGTAGATGTTGTTATTCCTAATTTAACACCATTTGATGCTATAGAATGGATATGCAGAAGAGCATTGTATAATAGTCTGCCACAATTTGTATTTTTTGAGACTCAATATGGTTATACATTTGCCCCATTGGAGAGTTTAATGTCGGCAAATGCTATTGCATCACTGAATTTTAATCCTAAAAATATTGATAAGGATGTTTCGGGAGAACTTCTTGGAATACGCGAATTTAAAATATTATCAACATTTCAAGAAGTCGATAATATATCATCTGGCGCGTATGCCGGAACATTTTTTGGTTTTGATACCCTTACACGAACAAAAAAGATCAAGAAAATAAATTATGTTGATGATATATTTTCTAAAATGGCACATCTAAATAAAACACCGCTATTGCCTGATAATACGGTTACTACTAAGTTCGATTCCCGAGAGGTTTATTTTCCATATGAATCATCCAGAGAAACAAATTCGTATGTTAAAGAAAATGATTCGATTGCTGCCACTAAAATAAATAATACTGAGAATTATAAATTTCAAAGAAAATCCATATTGTATAATTTAATGCAGCGAAGAATTCAAGTAAATCTTCCGGGCAATTTTGGATTAGTATCTGGCCAAGTAGTCAATATATTTTATCCTAGATACACAACTGAAGTTGGTAATCAATATTTTGATAACACGTTATCGGGCAGATATTTAATTATAGGAGTTAGACATATGATTAGATATGATCAACATGAAACAATATTAGAAATCGCTACGGATTCTGGTAAATGATAAAATCAGATTTTTATGGTAATGATTTTATTTGGTGGACTGGTGTAGTTGAAGATCGAAAAGATCCATTAAAAATAGGTAGAATACGAGCTAGAATATTTGGATTGCATCCATTCGATGATTCTGGTAAACCTGATAAGACATTGGTACCAACCGATAAATTACCATGGGCACAATTAGTAACTTCTACTAATGGCACAAAAGTAATATCTGGTCCTAAAGAAGGTGATTGGATATTTGGATTCTTTCAAGACGGAAGATCCGCTCAAATTCCAGTTGTCATCGGAACATATTCCGGCATAGAAAGTAAAGAATCTACAACATTAACTTTTACAGATGTTCCTAGACCACCTGCTAATGTTATTATAACAGAAGCGAATGCTCCAACAACTCCAAGACTATCCCGAGGTATTATTGAAAATACTTTAGTTGATAAGAGCAATCAAGAACGATCTCAAGTTTGTGATACAACAACAAGTGTTAGTTCGTCAATAGCTGGTATAGGCACAGCTTTTAGCACTATTATAGAATCTATTAGATCGTTTATCAGGGATATTATAGCGGCGCTAGGTTTAGATCCTAGTGGAGTTGCTAGAACAATTATTAATTTAGCCAAAGCATTGACAGCAGAAGTTAAGAAATTATTGAATATGGTGAAAAGAATGAAGAAGTATTCTAGTATGATAAAATCAGGTATCCAAAAAATATCCAATATGATTGGTTATATTCTCAGTTTGCCTGCCAAATTATTGAAATTTATTGGCGAATGTTTTAGTAAACTAACAGCATCAATAGGATCAACTATTACACCATTGTTGAATTCTAGTGGATTAGATCAGACTACTATAATTGGTGTTGGTAGTATCATAGGATTAACTAATGGTATATCAACCACATTAAATAATAATTTACAAAATGCTAATTTCACTAATAGTATAGGTACTATTGGCAATCTATTAGCATATACTAATTCGATGGATACTACAAGTGCTATTTCAGGAACTGTTGATACTGTATATAATACACTATTGGGCAATAAATCGGGAACTCTTCAATCAATCTCCAATCAATTTCCAACCGATCTAGCAAATGTATCAACTCAAACATTTAATTCAATTGTAAATCCTACTATTATATCAGATTTTCCGGCAGGTTCGATTGGATTTCAAACATACTTGGATACAAATTATATGAGTGTTGATGAAACAAAATCTAATTTCTATTTCAATTCTACTACATATACTGGACCATAATGACAGAATATATTGACGGTAAACGAAAATGGCAATCTAAAATAACAGATAGAGATTTAGGATCAGGATGGGTTGAACCAGGATCGGCGGCCAATGAAGAAACTCAACCAGAATATCCATTTAATAATGTTCAACAAACCGAATCGGGACATTTATTTGAATTGGATGATACGCCCAATAGAGAAAGAATTCGATTACAACATAGAATGGGAACATTCATTGAAATGCATCCTAATGGTGATGAAGTTCACAAAGTTTATGGTGACGGATACGAGATAACAATATGCGATAAAAATATTGAAGTTAGAGGTCATTGTAGCGTAATAATTAAAGGCGATTCTGTAATAACAGTTGAAGGCAATAAAACAGAAAAGATTAAGGGCAACTATGATTTAGTTGTAGATGGGGATTTTAATCATGCTGTAAAAGGAGATTGTAATATTCTATCAGAAAGTGATATGCAAATTGGTGCAGGTGGATCATTATCTGATGTTGCTGGAATAGGAACAGGATCATTGACATTGTTGTCAGGTCAAGATATATCAGTCGCAGGTGATTTTATGGTAGAAGGTGGAATTGTCGCCGACATGGTAACTGCTAAGTATAGTGTAGATGCGGGATTAGGAATAACAGCAGGTCCATTAGGATTTGTTACTATGTTAGGGGGTGTATCCGTTGGTATACCAGTTGCGATACCAGGTCAAGTGAATGCGATAGAAGAAGTAAATGCACCACTCGCCAATTTTGGTATCATGAATGCTGTTTTAATGCATGATATCATTAATTCCAAGATATACAATACTCATATCCATAAAACAAAAGTTGGTCCAACATCACCACCTAAAGGTAAATTCGTTTAATGGCAAACACTCTTTTCGGCTTATTGAATTACTCATTTGCGCCAGCAAATGCAAACGTAATCATCGAATTTTCAAATGATACAACTAAAATGATGAACACGTTATCATTATTAATTCCTGAATGGGGTTATAATGATATTAAAGATGCTAATGTATCCGGTTATATGAAAAATCCAGTAGGAAATGTTACTAATTCCATATTGGATATCGTCACATCTATTTACACATCATCAAGCAATGTTCCCAATATACATCAAATATCAACTTCAGCCAATGTTGCTATCAATGCTGTCAGTAATTTTTATCAACATACTCAAAGAATATCTGGAATAAATGAAATTGAAGCCAATACGGCAGAATTACCACATTATGAAACAGCAGTTGGCATTGGCAAAACTATCGCATTTATGACGTATCAAGCAGACCAATATGCAAATGGCGCTACTATATTAGGATCATTTACTAGCATATTGGTGGAACCGGAATTACAAGTATTATTGGATGAAATAACGGATTATCCCGGAATAATCAATAATAGTGTATCTTATAATTATCTAACATATCAAATGGAATCTAATGTATCAACGACTGTTAGAAATACTATATCCGATAGTATGAATAATATCGTAACATTTGTTGATACTAGACGCACTCATGATGAAAATTTTTACGCTAATTCTAGGATAATATTGGATCAATATAATGAAATTAAAAAATATACAAGACTCGGTGAAACTGAGAATTTCTTATTGCAAAATTATCTAGGCACCGATAAATTATTGACTAGATTAAATGATGAGACTTAAATTTTAGTTAAATAATTAAATTTCTTTTCATATTCTCCACATTTTTCTAAAATATTTTTTTCTGCTACTAGATGCCAACTACCCCAACAACTCCAAGATACACGTATTTTATATTCTATCTTGTATCCGGATCGTCCGCGTGAAGGCGTATGTTCTAGTATTCCGATATGTGAAATATATCCCGTTTCTATAATTTCTTTTGTACAAGAACCGTCGGCATCGTACTCAAATCTTTTGAATTTGACTTTATCGCCAATTTGATACAGAAAATCATACATAATTTAATTCCTTATCAATTAATCTTCACTATGTAATCATTTTACATTAAAAATTTCTTACTGTCAAGAATTATTTTAAACATATTTCATTCGCGCATATTTAACTATCATAAATAGATAAATATTCAATAATTATTCAATAATGGCCAATCAATTATCATCAATTACAGCTAGAGAATATCGAGACTTGGATCTGAATTTCAATATTCATCCAATTAGAAAAGATATCAATAAGCATGTTGGTGATATGGCAGTGATTTATGCTGTAAAGAATTTAATTATGTTGAATCATTATGAATCTCCTTTTCAACCTGATAAAGGTTCTAATGTTAGAAGATTATTATTTGAACCTTTAGATAATATCACAGCAACAGCATTAGAACGAGAGATTAGACAAACAATAACTAACTATGAACCTAGAGTTAGTGTTAAGAATATCACAGTAAATGCCGATCCTGATAATAATGCATTTCAGGTAACCTTAGAGTTTTTCATATTGAATCGATCCGATCCAGTGATCGTCAATGTAACACTATCAAGAATTCGATAATATGCCATCAAATAGAACAATAATAACACAATTAGATTTTGACACAATCAAAGAAAATCTAAAAACTTTTCTACAAAGTCAAAGTCAATTTTCAGATTATAATTTTGAAGGTAGTGGTTTAAATATTCTATTAGAAATTCTAGCATTGAATACTCATTATAATGCATACTATCTCAATATGGCAGTAAATGAGGCATTCCTAGATACCGCGGTATTGAGAGATTCTGTAGTATCACATGCCAAAATGCTAGGATATACTCCATATTCAATTCATGCATCTAAAGCGATTGTTGATTTATATGCGAATGTTAAAAATAACGATTCTATCATAACTCTTCCTAGAGGTTTCACCTTTAGAGCTGAGATATTGGACAATCAATCGCATCAATTTGTACTATTAGAAGAGCAATCAGCTAGTGCTGCTAATGGAAAATTTTATTTTGAAAATCTTGAAATATATGAGGGTTCATTAATAACATATGATTTCACGTATA